GTTGTAATTAATTGTGGTTGCATTTGCGCCTTGTCTGCCTAATGCTCCTAGGTGTGTATCTCCAAAACCCATGAAATCACTTAAAGAGTTTGCAGGCAAGCCAGCCGCAGCGTTGCTTGCAGACTCACCCATACGGAAACTGCCAACATTAAATCCACCATTGCCAATTAATGATGTAATGGTTGGGATAACGGTTGTCATTGCAAGCAGTGTTGCAAGCATTTGCTGCAATGTTGCAAGCCATTCATTAAATGGATTAGGAACATCGCCTAAATTAATCATGTCACCACGCAGTTGACCTAACAATTTTGCGTTTTGAGTAATTGAACTGACTAATTGATTTGCTGCCGTTACATTGCCATCATTAATTGCTTGTTCTAAATCGAGGATTTCCTGCTTTAACTTAATACGGACTTTATCTTCTTCAGTCTGCTTGCTCATGGCAGCAGCCGCTAATTGGATACGGTCCATATCAAACAATTGTTCTGCTTTATTAAGAAACGCTGAAAGTTTATCTAATGCAAGTTTCTTAGCCTTTTCAGCGGCAAGTTTCTTGGCGGCATCTAAACGTTTCTTTTCAATAGCCTGCAATTCTTTAGCACGCTTAATTGCCGCTTCGTCTGCTTTTTTCTGTAAAGCAAAATACTGTGCGCCGCCAGGGAACTTTCCAGAGATAGCACCAGGCACGCCCATCTTTTGTGCGCCTAGTTTTCTGCCTTCTTCTCTTAGTTTATCTAAGACACCGCCAGGACCAATGTAGCCACCAATTACAGGTATTAAACCAGATAAATCAAAACCCCCTGGAGAAAATCCAGTTTTTAGTTTTTCAATAAGTGATGCAGCACCAAGGGTTGCTTCTGCAGTTGCTTCGGCAAAGTCCTGCATGGCGCTTGTTGCCTTAGGCAATGAACCTGCGCCAGCAAGTAAAACAAAACTATCTACTAAACCTTTACCAATAACCTCTTTTGCTTGCTCTGCATTTTCTGCAAGTATAAGCATTTGCCCTGAGTAAGTAGCAGCAGCGTCAGTGGCAGCACCAGCAAGGCGTGTGTCTAATAACTTCTGTATATCTTCAAAAGATTTTAATTGTAACTCTGCTTTTGTAAGTCCTGTGTTGTATTGATTGAGAGCCTTGCGATTGCCAAGATATGCCTGACTTAAACCTTTAGCGGCTTCAGAAACACTAATGTTATTGGCTGCCGCAACGTTCATTGCAGTATTCATTAATTGTTGCGACTTAGTAACTGAACCTGTTGCGCTTAGTAGAGCCTGCATAGCAGGAACGGCCTGGTCACCAGTTACGCCGTAAAGTTTGCCAAGATTATCTATGTATGCTGTAATTCTTGATGATTCAAAGGCTAAACCTAAGTTCTTCATTGTGTTGGTAAGTACGGCAGCCTCGCGCTCGGAATCCATAAATGCGCGAACTGAAGCCTTGCCAAAATTAACAACTGCCGCAATAGAAAATGTAATACCTAATGCTTTACCAAGATTTTTAACTGTACGTTCAAGTTTTTGAGCAGATGTTTCAGCCGCTTTAAACGCCTTAGAGCCCGTGAACTCCGAGGCGATTTGTATCGCTATCTTTGAAACGTCCATGTTATGCCGCTCTCTTTACATCTACAATTGAAGTACGCTTATTAAACTTAGCAGTAACATTCTCAACGGCTTTAAAATAAGCAGCAAGAACTTTGCCATTTGTTTCATCCCAAGCGCGATAAATTAAACGACCACGCTTATCACCAATGCCAGAGGTTTTCTTAATTCCATAAATTGGGCCAAGGTTCTTAATAAATTGCTCGCCTGCGCGAGGATTAACAGAGTGTGAATAACGTTTTTGTGTGACATTCTTGCCTGGTCCAACCCAAGGCTGACCGCTTGGATTCTTACGTCCTGCGGTTTCAATAATTGCACCTAAGGCAGATTTGTTTTGAATTGATGCTAATGCAGTAAAGCCACGACTATTAGCGCGGCTAGGACTAGTTTTATAACTAATGCCTTTGCGTATAATATTTGAATCATACATAGGAAACTTTGCTTCAGAAAATGAACGACGTTGCCATCCGCTCATAATGTCTGATTCACTAGGTACAAAACCACGCGCCTGCTTGACAACTGGCTTTAAAGCGGCGGCAACTTCCTTGCGCAATTCAGTTGCCAAGTCAGGAGCGTAATCTCTTAATGCTTTACGAAGTGCGAGAGCGCCCACGACTTCTGTTGGCATCTCTCATCTCCTTTGCTTCGTCTTTAAGAACTTTTATCAAGTTCTTTAACATTTCTTCATCTAGTTCTAATAAATGTTGTGGCGGAATTCCTAGCCTCACGCTTAATTTAGCAATGAGATAGGTGACGGAATCCCGCCCTAGTTCGGGGAATCGTCATCAAGAACTTCGACGTCAATCAAAGTTTCAATGAACTTTTCCCCAAACATCGGTACGGTTTCACCAGACCTGCGAATACATTCCCAGGCAAGCCAAAATATCGAAGTTTGAGAAGCATCTTCAATAAAGGATTTGTGAAATCCTTTTTTAGCCCAAATCTCAAATCCGTATTGCACTAATGGAGTAATTGGGTATTCGCCAACTATTCCATCTGCCCTTGTTACTTTTAACTTTGCCATTTTTGCCCCTTAGTTTGTTTTTAGAATGTGCCTGTTGTTGTTACTGCAACTGTTGAGTTGCAGTTCCAAGTTACTGACATTGAACCAATATCGCCAACAGCACCGTTGATATCCTGAGTTCCGTTGACTAGGACGCTCATTGTGTACAAAGGATTTGTTGCTGATACTGCTGAACCTTTATCTTGCAGAAGAACTAGAGTAACAGTTGTTCCCCATGCTGACTGCAATGTTGCAAGAACATTTGCTGCTGCTGTGTCGTTTAGAAAATCGATTGTTACAGAAGATGACTCCAGGCCCTTTACGGCCTTTCTGGATGAATCTCCCATTGCGGTGACATCGAGTTCATCGAACTGACGATTAAGTGTGACAGATGTCACATGGTCGCTGAGGTCAATAGTTGCCACCTTGACTCCAACTTTGTTATTCAAGAATACGCTCACTATTTATTCCTCATCTTTCTTTGTTGCTGTTGGCTTTGATACTGGTGTTACCTGCCCGATTTTCTTCAGGAAGGCCTCGTTCTCTTTTTCCCATTCGGACATATTAACTCCAGGTGGTTAGTACGGACAGTGACATCTCGCAAGTCAAAAGTGAACCTGAGTCCACGTTCAAAACGCTTGGTTGGCTAACTGCCCCAACATTATACGTTAAGGATGACGCTGCGAGTTTATTGAACACGCCAACTAAGGCTGTTTCAATTCCATTAAGGTTTCCTTCGTTATCAAACAAAGGAACTGTGATTACCAACTTGAAATTAGCAGTTGGTGCGATTGTGTTGTGCTGGTTGTTATTCGGCGTTAGATAAGGGTCATCTGGTGCAACGATAACGCTGTTCGCTAAAACTGTTGCAGGCGGGAACGCAAAAACTTGCCATAAAGAGTTATCAACTAAAGCAGTGGCAATAGTTGTTCTTAGGGTTGTTAATGCTGTTGACATTATCCAACCATTGAACTTGGGCTAATCGCGTGGGCTAACAAGCCTCGTACGCGTGCAAGTAAAGTATTTCCCATGCGGTAAGGCGATGGTGCAAAGTCTGGAGATACGCCGCCTGAATTAGAAACCTGACGTGCTTGCCAGATATCAACTGAAATCATAAGTGCCGCTTCTTGCACGGCTGCATCTAGTGTGTAATCAACATAAGTATCTGCTGCAACCTGGCCTAGTGGCTCAACTGGATGATATGGAGCAGGTGTGTTGTTATTGCCCGTGATGTTGTAAGTGATGTTGTAATCACCAACGCCTGTGAGAGTTTTAGAGCCGTTGTGCTTTGAGCCGTTGCCCGATATAACAACTGTCTGACCTACATAAAAGACTTTTTCAACTAGAGTGTCAAAGTAAAGTGTGCCTGTTGTGGCTGTGTTGCTATGTGCAATGTTAAATGTGTAGTTGTTCCATAACATAGGAAGGATTACAACGTCAGCAGCATCGCATGTTTGTTGAAGCGTAGCGTCGTTGTATAAAGTTCCAACGCCAAGTGCGGAACGAAGTTCTGCTAC